CGCCAGGGCCAAGTGTTTGAGATTGATTCGGAACTGTTTTACGTCTGGTCTGTTTCTGCCGGAACCAAGACGGCAACGGTTCAGCGTGGCTTCAACGGCTCAACTGCTGTCGCCCACGACGCGAATGCGTTGGTGATTGTCAATCCTCGGTTCCCGCGCAACCAGATGCTCGAGGCTCTGAACGACGAACTGGCTGATCTGTCCACGCCGACTAACGGTCTGTTCAAGGTTACGGCGTTGAATTTGGATTACAACGGTTCTGACGTGATGATCGACTTGACTGGCACGTCAAACATTCAGGACATCATTTCGGTGTCGGTTCGGTATCTGACCGATGACTACATTCCGGTCAAGCGGTTCCGTTTGATGCGTGACGTGCCGACCGACGACTTTGCGACGGGCGTGGCGTTGCGGATGGATCAATCGGTTTTGGCTGGTCGTCTGCGTATCGTCTACAAGTCGCCGTTCACCGCGCTGACTGCCGAGTCGCAGGACGTGACGACGGTTGGTGGTGTGCCGGCTTCGTGCGATGACATTCTGGCTTTGGGTGTCCAGATCCGTCTTATGTCGCCGAGGGAAATCAAGCGCAATTTCACGGAGTCGCAGGGCGATACACGTCGAGGGGATGAGGTTCCGCAGGGTGCTGTCGGCAACTCAATTCAGAACTTGCTGCGGTTGCGTCGTGACCGCATCACGGCTGAAGCGATGAGGTTGGCGCGTCAGTACCCGACGCTGATGACAAAGGTCTGACGTGGCTACGCCATTCACCAATCACCTGACAGTTAGGTTCTCGCCAGCTGAAGCGTTCTTCACCGGCAAGCCGTCAGCGACTCTCGTACCTGACGTTTTCCCCGTGGCGATCAACGGTCATGCGTACATGATCGATGTCAAATCGGGCCAGTACGCTCGAGGATTTGAGCAGCGTGTCCGTGATTCGCAGGACATTTCTACGGCCCCTGGCGAGTCGTCTATTTCGACTGGCGGTCTGTGGCGGCGTGGTGAGGCTTCGTGGCATCTCGGTGCGGGGCAGGGTCGGGCCGATGTGGCGGACTCGCAAGCGTATCGGTTTGAGTCCAGTAAGGGTGTTGACGTTTGGACGAAGGGCGAACTGTCGCTACTGAACGCAACCAAACTCTCGTTGTCGTCTACCGGCACGAACCTCAAGGTCGTCACTACCGACACCCGTGTTTATGTCATAGCGGGTGACACAATCAAGTACACCACGGATCCGTTCGCTTCCAGCCCGACATGGACCAGTATCGCCAAGGGTACGTCTGCGGGCCAGTTACCGAACGCGACGGCTCGAGACATGACGACCGACGGCAAGAACGTCTACTTGACCTACCCTGGCACGTCGAACACTTACGGCCTGTGGAAATACACGCCCGCTGGGGTTTCTAGCAACGTCGCATACGGTCACGAACTGGGCTACATCGACTTCGTCAAGGGCTACTTCATGGTCACGGGGTCGACTGGCAACACGAACGACCTGTATTTCAGCCCGAGCGGGAACATCGGCACAGCCTCTTACGAGCATCCTGTTGCGGACTTTGTGTGGCTCGGTTTTGCGTCGGGGCAGAATGCCATCTACGCGGCGGGCAAGCTCGGCTCGACGGGTGCGGTGTACAAGATCACCATCAAGGACGACGGCACACTCAATGAACCAATCGTGGCGTTGGATCTGCCGGACGGCGAATACCCGACTGGCATCTACGGGTATTTGGGGTACGTCTTGCTCGGCACGAACAAGGGTGTCCGTTACTGCTCGACCGATTCGGCGGCCAATCTTGTTGCCGGCTCGCTGATCCCGACCAGCGGTGACGTGCTTGAGTTCATCGCCGCCGACCGTTTCGTCTACTTCACCTACACCAACTACGACGGGATTTCGACGGGTCTGGGCAGGCTGGATCTGGCCAACTTCACGTCTACCAACACACCCGCGTACGCGACTGACCTGATGTATGGCGACGACACCACGCCCGTTACGGCGGCTGTTCAGGGCGTTACCGTTTTCAATAACAAACTGGTGTTCTCGGTCAGCGGTGTTGGCGTGGTCGTGGAGGATTCCGCCAACCTGGTCGCCTCGGGTGAGATTGTCACCGGCACTTACCAATGGGGCATCCCCGACCGTAAGTTCATCGCCAAGATTGACACCCGTTCCCGCCAGTTGTACGGCACGATCATCCCGTCTATCTCGTTTGATGGTGGTGCGTACTCGACCCTGTCTGGCCAGATTGTTCCGCTCAGTTACGAATCGACCAGCAACCCGCCGCAGACTAAGTTCATCGAGGCCCGTCTCAAGTTCACCCTGAACCGTGACTCTGGAACGGTGGGGCCGACGATGACCCGCTGGATGGCTCGGGCCTACGCAGCCCCAGCCCGCTCGGAGGTGTTCCGCGTGCCGGTGCTGATCCACAGCGTCATCAACCGCTGGGGGGCGGACTACTTCTTTGACGTGGAAAACGAATTGCGGGAACTGCGGAGCCTGATCACGGATCCCCGCGTTGTCAACTATCAGGAGGGAACCGACCAGTATTCGGTCATCGTGGAAGAGGTCGATTTCCAGCAGTATGACGTGGTGAACCGAGACAACGTCTACGAGGGGACTGCTATCATCACCATGAGATCGGTCTAACGGGAGAGTCATGCCACTACCAGTACGGCGTAGTTATGCGGGGGCGGGTGCAGCTTGTATCCTTGCGTCGTCCATCAACAGCTCTGCTACGTCGTTCTCAATCACGGGTACGACTACGGGCTGGCCGACCACCGCTGGTGGCGGCTTCTACATGGTCATTGATCCAGGTCTGTCCACCGAAGAGAAGGTGTTCGTCGGGTCGCGTTCGACCGGCTCGTTGTCGTCGGTGACCCGTGGCGTGGACGGCACGACTGCTGCCAGCCACGATGCCGGCGCAACCTGCTACCCCGTGTTCACGGCTGTTGATGCCAACGAGGCTAACTTGCTGGCCTCGACCATGACCACCAAGGGCGATCTGCTTTCGACGGATGGTTCCGATCCGAAGCGTGTGGCTGTCGGCACGAACAACCAGCGTCTTGTTGCGGATTCGGCGCAGACGGCTGGCATGAAGTGGGTTGCTGATACACAGAACACGGTCATTGATGCCAAGGGCGATCTGCTGGTTGGTTCGGCGGCTGACACGGTTGCTCGTCTTGCGGTGGGTACGGACGGCCATGCTGTAGTCGCAGACTCAACTGCGACCAATGGGCTGGCTTACTCTCCGTTGTCAGGTTTCAGAAACGCAATTATCAACGGCGATTTCAGAATCAACCAACGTGGGTTGAACTCATCGGGTCAAGTCGGCGGGGTCGCTCTTACAAGTGGTCAATACGGTTTTGATCGGTGGCGTTTCAATTTTTCTGGCGGAACGGTCACATATTCTGCTCAGACATTTACCATTGGTAACCCTATTACTGGGTATGAGCCGACAACTTTTGCTCGGGTCGTAACGGCAAGCCAAAGCGCGTCTGGGGATCTGTGCATTTTCAACCAAAGAATGGAATCTGTACGGACATTTGCAGGTCAAGAAATCACGGTTTCGTTTTGGGCAAAAGCCTCATCCGGAACGCCGAAACTTGCCATTGAACTGGAACAGGGTTTCGGTACTGGTGGGTCGCCATCTTCGCCCGTCAATACTTATGTAGGCCAAGCGACACTTTCTACATCATGGACACGTTTTCGGTTCACGGTTTCTGTCCCCTCTATTTCTGGAAAGACGTTGGGTACGGCAGGGGATGATTATTTCCAGTTGAACTTCTGGACATCTGCTGGTTCTACATTCAATTCCCGAACTGGATCGCTGGGCATACAAAACATCACAGCAGATTTTTGGGGTGTGCAGATTGAGGCTGGCCCCGTCGCTACCCCGTTCCAGCAACGTCCTATCGGTATCGAACTACAACTATGCCAGCGGTACTACCAGCGGTACACATCAACCGCTGGCGACCAAGCGTTTGCCGCAGGGGTATTCCTAAGTTCGACACAGCCACTAGGCGCATTCACGTTCCCAGTCATGAGGGCTGCACCAACATTCAGTTTCTCAAATGGAACGTACGACGTTGTTACCAATGGTGCAGCATTGTCAGTCAGTTCGATGGCTGCCGTTAACATCACGACGTTTTCAGCACAGTTTGGTGGGACTGTTAGTGGTGCTACTGCTGGCGGCGGCTGTGTCTACCGACAAGATTCTGGATACTTTGAGTTGACGGGGGCAGAACTGTGACGTACAAGACCATGCAAGACCCGCTTGGCAAGCGTGAATGTATCGGGATTTACCGTGTCACCGATGGCGCAAGTATCCCACTAGACCCTGCCAACTCCGATTACCAGCAATATCTAGCGTGGCTCGCTGAAGGCAATACACCCGAACCGTGGAATCCCGAGGAGAACAAGTAATGGTCAAGATTCAATCCGTCATCGGTCGTGTGTTTGCCGTGTTCGGCTCGTCGGCTCTCGCCGCTCTTGCCGGTGGGGCGTTGATCGGCGTGGAATTGTACAAAGCCGCGTGCCTCGCAGGCTTCATGGCCGCCGCCAAGGTGACCGAGCAGCTCTTGAAGTTCTGGGCTGAGGACGGTGTCCTGTCGAAGGAAGAAGTTGCCATCGCCTTCGGGAAGAAGCCTGAAGCTCCGTCGGCTGAGTAAAGCCGTATCGGCGACAGCCGGTCTACTTCTTCTTCTCGTCGCAACGACAGCCAGCGCGGAGAACGTCCGCGTCACCCAGGCAACCGACTACTGGTATCAGTTTGATACCACCTCGACGTTTTCCGTGCGGACGTATGCCGTTGCCGGCTATGGCTCGGATCCGATGTTGTGGTTCTATAACGCCGATGGTCAACTTCTTGCCCAAAATGATGACTGGTATGGGTTGCAGTCTCGGCTTGAGGTGCAGGTGGAACCTGGCTGGTATCGCCTTCGAGCGGGGGTCTGCTGCGGCAATCCTGACGCATGGTGGTCTGGGGTGCAGTACGACCTAGAGACGAACGTGGAGGCTGTTGTGCCAACGACATCGCAAACCACGACGACTGTTGAAGAGACGACGACAACGACTGAAGTGTCTACAACGACAACCGAAGTGGTCACCACAACCGAGCCAGAGCCGAGTAGTACGCTGGCGACATGGCAGACGACGACGAGCAGCGAGCCGCTTACGAGCGAGCCATCGACTACCACCGTTTCGCCGACATCGTCCAGCACTACGACGACACAGCCCGACCCGACCACGACGACATCGACTACGAGCCTGCCAGCCTCGACCACCTTGACGGAGCTGACTACGACCTCTACGGAGACGACGTTCCCTGCATCGGAATCATCCTCCACATCAACAACTACATCATCTCTGTCGCCGAGGCCATCGAGCAGTTCGGTTCCTTCAAGGCCATCCCCGACGACTACGACCTCACCTCCAACGACGTTGACCTCTCCGTCATCTTTGATTGCGAATGTGGCCACAGTCCCACCAAGCACCGGCTTGACGGCTGTTACGGTCATGCCGACCCCGACGACGACGACGATCCCGACGATCCCCCAGTCGCCGCTTGAAGCGGTAGACGTACTGTCAGCCGAGGCCACACCAGAGCAGGTGGCTGCCGCCATTGACGTGATTGCCGAGAATCTGGACACCCTGACCGAGGCCCAGTTGGATGCCATCGTGGAAGTCATCTCGGCTGCCCCGACCGAAGTCAAACGGGAGTTCGAGAACGAGGTCAACATCTTTTCGGCTGGTCTGGATAACTATGTACCGGCGGATTCCAAGATCACGGTGGCTGAACGGCGGGTGCTGGTCGCTGTCGGGGCTGTGATGGTGGCTGCCCCAGCGGTGGTCGGCAGGCGCAAATGATAGATTCGATCCGATGCGTAAGTACCTGACCCAGACTGCGGCGATCATCGCGGCCATGTGCGGGTCGGCGTACGTCATCATCACCCTGTCTGGGGCCACCCGTCGCCAAGCCCTGTGGATCACGGGGGTTCTGCTTCTGGCGATGGTGGTCACCGCGTACTACGAGATAAAGGATGACGAGTGAAGTACCCCGTTCAGAAGTTCGTAGTCCCGAGCGAGTTGGAGAAGTGTCCTAACGGCGACATTCCCCCGCACCTGCTGTCGAACATCAAGCCGTACGGGCAGCTTTACTGGAAGGCAGCTGCGGCGTGGGAGGCTTTGTGCGAGGCAGCCAAGGCTGACGGCCTCGAGTTCAGCCACGTTGGTGCGTTCCGCTCGTTGAAGGAGCAGGTCGCCCTGTTCGACGCACGGTATTCCAAGAAGGCCACGAAGAGGATCCCACAGGTCACCCGCACCTACAAGGGCAAGACGTACTTCCTGAAGGAAGGCATGGCTCCGGCGGGAACACCTGGCACGTCAAAGCATGGATGGGGGACGGCCAACGATTTCGCGGCGATTGTCAACAAGAAACTGGTCAGCCTCGGATCTAGCCAGAAGCACGTCGATTGGCTCGTCGCCAACGCTCACCGTTTCGGCTGGTCGTGGGAAGTGGAAGATACGTCCAACCCGAACTTCGAGATCTGGCACCTGATCTGCTACGACTGCGACAACCTGCCGGCTGAGATCCTTTCGCGTTCGGTGTCTCAGGCGACAAAGGTCAAGAAGCCAACTCGCAAGGAAAAGAAGGGACGCAAGGCTTGAAATGGGCCGTCGTCTTGTTCTTGTTGCTGGCGGTCTGCTGCTCGGTACTGTTGCTGCTTTTACATTTCTTGTTCGTGACGCTCGGGAACGCTACGGATCTGGAGTGCGGTGGGAATGAGCGAGGGGATCATCGTGGCAGTCATAGCGGGTGTCGGCACGGTCTTGGCGGCCCTTGTGCAGGGGATGCGAAAGGAAAATCGTGACGATCATGCGGTCGTTGCGGACTCGCTGAACCGGATCGAAACCAAGCTGGACAACCATATTGACGACCATCTGAAGGGCGAGATTTAGTACGTTTCGGGGTGCTAGGTTGCCGATCCCTATGACGGCACAAACACTTTCTGTAATACACAAATACCTGTCTCTCGTTGTGGCACATGGTCCCGAGCAGGACGAACTGATCAAGGCAGTTGAGGCGGTCGAAAAGGAACTGTTGTCACGAATCCGCAATAAACAGATCGCGTGACACCCCTCTGTTAGGGTGGCGGTATGACAGAGTCAGAGGGGTATCCGACGGTCGTGGTGGTGTGGGCTGATGCCCATTCCGGCGCAGAGCATTGGGCTGAACTAGACGCGGACGACAAGTCCGAATATCTGGTTCAGTCCTGCGGTTTCATCATCGAGACGGAACGCGGCGGCAAGCCTGAACACATCACGCTCGCTCAGAGTTACACCCCCGACCTAGACTTTGATCACGTCTTGCACATTCCGAAAGGGATGGTGAGGCACATCCAATTCATGGAGGCATTCACGAAGAGGTTGTCTGTCTGACACCCATCGTGTATGTTGACCGCATAACGTCATACACCTAACAAGAGAGAAGGGGAAATGGGAAGCAAGAGATACCGCATCGCCAAGCAGCCACACGGCTCGCAGGGGTGGCTCGAGGATCGTTACTGGGACGCAGAACACAACCTGCGTATCAGCGCATCGCCATGTGCAGCGATCTACGACAAGCACCCGTTCGTGCCGAAGGATGCCTACGCAGCTGAGATGCTCGCAGGTGTGCCACCGCTGCCACAGAAGGCAACGTGGGCCATGCAGCGCGGCACCGATCTGGAGCCGGTCATCGCACGTTGGGTGATCGAACGCACCGGTGTTGATTACGCCGAGCCGAAAGAGATGTTCTGCTTTGACACCGACAACGGTGCGAGGCTCATCGCCACGCTCGACCTGTTCTACGAGGACGGCGACATCCGCAAGGTGGTTGAGATCAAGTCACGCAACAAGCCGTGGGAAGGCGA